CTGTTAATTCATATGTTAAAGCACCAGCTAAATCAATAACAGCATCATCCACTTTAAACTTATCTACTTCTTTCCCTTCTGGAACTGTAATTGTAATATTTACTTTAGATCCTGCTAATAAATTAGTTAGTGGATCTAGTGAACTTAAACCTTCACCCAACGTTACATCATATTTTTCCGGATCTGGCGGAGTTGTATCTTTAAAACTTAAATAAACACCAACAGCTTTATTCTTTGGAACAAAGATATCGTGATAAATTCTAAAATTAAACTTCCATGCATCTTTATCTTGAACTACTTCAGGACTAAATGCTCTTATTGGATTATGCTTTTGAACTGGAATTGTTGCCGCATCATATACTGCTAAAATGTTAATATCTTTAGCATCTTCAGTTGGTGTAAAGCCATCACCAAAAGTATAAGCTGTCTTAAAACGCTTTGGTGGCACTACGACAATAGGGTTTCCATTAAAAGTGTTTACCTTTAATTTAATGTCGCCACTTCCAACTTCAGTTACATCTACTAATCTTGAAAGTTCAGTAGTTGTTTTAAGTAATCTTGAAACTTCAGTTGAAATAAAGTAAATAACTCTATCAGATGGAATCTCGTTATCTTCAAAGTATTTTTCAATTTCAGCAAACTTTGCGATTACTTGGTTAGCTGCAATTGTTTCAGCTTTAGTTCCATCTATTGTTGCTTTTGATGCGATTGTTGACAATCTGTAAGCATCTACTTCTGGAATTACTTGCGTTCTTTCAAATGTTTTCATTGCGTTTAATACTACAAGTCCACCACTTTCTTCATCATCCATTGCATCTATTGAGAATTGTCTTCCTCTATCCATTGTTAATGTGTGTGGTGTGAATGTAATATCAATGTCGCCAGCTGCAAATCCATTTGCTCTTGAATAATCACTTAATGCATCTAATGCAATGTCTGGAATGTTTACTATTTTTGCGTTAATAAAGTCTAATTTATAACCGCCCGGTCTTGCTACTTCTAAAATACCAGTAACTGATTCTTTCACAAACAACTCATCTAATTGTTCGTGTAGGTATTTTGTAATTGTTTGAATGTTATTTCCCATAAAATAATTTTCCTCCTTTTTTCTTATGCTTTGTCAAATAATTTTTTAAATGCTGCTCTTTCATCAAGTGCTGGTGGAGTATTATCGCCGCTTGCTCCCATCCTTGCTTGACCTCGTAAAATCTCTTCTGGAGATTTTTGCCAAGCTGGCTGATTAGCTGCTACTTCTTTTAAGTTAGCTTCGTTTACTTCCAAACCTTTACCTCTAGTTAGAGCAATCAAATCATCCGCATATCGAGGATCTACTAATGTTGCTGCCACCTCTCGAGCTTTCAATGCTTGATTTTCAACTTGTAAAGCTGCAATTTGGTCTTGTAAAGACTTTTCAGCTTTACGTGCTCCCTCAGCATATTTATTCTTTAATAGTTCTTCATACTCAGTTTTTGGTAGAGTAATCATTTCTATTTCTGGCTCTTCAGTTTTAGCTGGTTCTTGTTCGCCCTCTTTTGCTCCCTCTTCCTCTTGAGTTTCTTCAGTTTTAGCTGGTTCACTCTCGTTCTCATTAGCTTTTTCGGCTTCTTCTTCAGCTTTTAATGCTGCAAGTTCTTCCTCACTTAAAGCTGCCTTTTCTTCTTCAGTAAGTTCTGAATACTTTTTCTTTTTTGTTGCCATTTAATACTCCTTTTACAACTAACCTTGTTATTTGGCTTTAAGGTTCAAGTTGTCTTTGCTTTTTTACAAGAAACATAACTTGTATTTTTACTTGCTTTTTTTACAAGAAACATAACTTGAATATAATCAGTCTTTTTATGGACTTATTACCTTTATTGTTTTTCAATACCTAATTGTTCTTTCTTATAATCTCTAACTAATACACCCCTATTAGCATTGATTAAAGCTCTTTGTTTTGCTTGATAATAAGCTATATTGTTTTTAACTTTCATAATCTCACTATCAGCTGTATCGTTTTTCGTTTTAGCTTTGAAAGTTTCTAAATGATTTAATTTTTCCTTATTTTCTCTTATTTTGCGTTCATTTCTTCGTTGCTCTTGTAATGCTTTATACCTTTTAGCTGTCAATTCTTTATCTTGGCTTGTTAAAGGTTTTTCAGTTTTAAGCTCTTTATGTAGTTCCTTTAATGATTTCTTTAATGCTTGTTCTATCGTTATTGGTGTGAAATAATGCCTACAATTCGGTCTTGTTGTAAAATAAACTGGCTTTCCTATAACCCATTCCATAGTCTTTATATCTTTTTTAGTTATAAAGTCTTGTATTTCGGCTATCTTTTCTGGTTTTATAAATCTTTGCCAGTTCTCTTTAACATAAATCTTCCCTTGATAATCTACATGGTCATCAGCACAATCAGCATGAGAAGATGCTAAAAAGAATATAATGCCTAAATTATCGGTTGAGTCTTTAAGTTTTTGTGTAGCTATATTTTGTAGTGTTGTCCTTAAGTTCATTTCAAGATAAGATCTAATTCCCATCTTTCTCCCATTAGCATACTTTACAAAGAAACCTAAATTATTTTTTTTAGCTATTAGATCCAATATATTTTCTTCTGTTGTCTTAATCGGTATTTTTGCTCCACCAATAATAGCCATATTTTCATCAGTTCCAACGATATATTGCTTCAAGATTTTAGCGGCACAATTTTCAGCATTTATTTTATTTATAAAAAAGCTATGTCTATCAGTTGCAAACTTAACTACTGACTTAACCATATTGTCATTAAACTCATTCATTTCTTCATAATAAATTGCATAAGGTTCAGCATTAGTATCAGCTGTATCATTAAGCATTCCCCCCATAACTGCAATACTTTCATCTACTGCATTTTGTGAGTTAGTCATTATTTTTTCTTTATGTTCTTTCACAACCTTATCAATAGTTTTTTTATAATTCTTTAAGTCTTTAAGCTGTTTTTCATACCACTCATCAGTTTTAGTATAATTTGTTAAAGCTTTAATCTCATGTTCATTTAACTCGTTAAATAATAATTCCCAATCTTTAATCAGTCTATCGGTTAAATAAACCCATTTCCTTGCACCTACCATAACTTATCACTACTAACCTTCAATGTTGAATAAATCGTATGGTTCTTCATCTGGTGCATTATATGCCGATTGTCTTTCTTCTAACTTTTTGATTTCTTCTTCTTTTTCCTCTTCGGTTAATGAGTCTCCCCAAAGCTCATTGACATATTGTTTAGCACTCATTGCACCACTTGTGAATACTGGTGCTAATACTGCAAGCTTACTATCGAAACTTGGATTAGCATATTCTGGATAATTAACAAAGATTTCATAATCTTCTTTAGCTTGGGCTTTATTTCCTTGACTGTTAAAATATACCTTTAATAATAAATTACATAATTTTTCAATTGTTTCAGTTTGAAAATCAATTAAATCATCACGAGTTATCATCGTTACCTTTTCTTTTTCTCTTTGAGCTGTTGCATTATTATCTCTTGCTAAATCAATTCCTAATGTTGCAGGGCTTAAAATACCAGCTAAGATATTATGTAAAATCTCTAATGCTTGACTTGAATACTGCTCGAAGTTCAATACTGGTTGTTTTGTCTCAATCATTGCTTGATTTACACCAGTTGCAGAGTTCAAATCGTTTTTATAAACAAATACTTTTCTTTCAAAAGTATTAAACTTTTTCCTGTTCCCCTCATCATCATATTCCATTAATTCTTCTGGTAAATAATCTACTGGTGCTGATCTACGAGTTGTTGTTGAGCTCATTGATAAGTTTTGGTCTAAATCATCAAGTAAATCATATTTACTGCTAAACATTCCCTTACCTCTACCAGTTGTCTTATCAAGCTTGTAGATTGTTGGCACAGCTATAAATTGATTAAAACACTCATAACTTGTTTTTTCTAAATCTTTTGTTTTTTCAGTGGTTTTTAAATCTACATGTTGTTTAACTTGCCCTTTCTCATTTGCAAGCTCGTATAGATTATATTCAATTGTTGCAATTCTTTTTTTAGTTTTTGTTTTTTCATCTTCTTCTAAGGTTGTTGTTCTTATTTCTTCAAGCATATAAGTTTTATTATCTTCAACAAAATATATTTTCCTTTTGACAGCAACAACTCTATTTTCTTTATATTCAAACTCCACATTTCTTCCATCACTAAACACTATCATTGGAAAATCACTTATAGATTTATCATAATTGATAAAGAAAGCACCATCACCAACCACTAACATATAAGGTAATTGGTCTTGATCCATTAGAGTTTGAAAATTATTATCTTTAAGAATTTCATTAAGTAAATCAGTCAAAGCTAAATCTTCCACAACTTCGATTTGCCCTGTTTCTTTGTTTTCTTTTTTCCTATTTACTTTTATTTCTGGTTTGCCAATAATACTAATTAAAGTATTGATAATTGCATTAGGTAGTCCAGAATGAGTAGTTTTTGTTTGTGGTTCAGCTGCAACTACTTTCCAAAAATAGCTTTGATTTGCTGTAAAAAAATCAGCACTTGGATTAGGCAAATTAGTAAGATTTTGAGTATAAAACCTTTTTAAGTTTTCACTTTTGCCCTCATACCAAATTGCACCCTCTTCTTGTCTATATCGTTGATCTATATTAAACCCATAATCATTATTGTGTCTATTGCGTAAAATCTTGCTTTCAAAACTCATAATCTTTTCCTTTCTTCATCTCGCATAATGTTATCGTTTAGCTCAGTAATAAATGGTGTTATCGTATAACACAAGCTATCATAATCATCCATTTCATCTTGATTGTTATCTAATGGCAAATTGTCTTTAGGATTATAAACAAGCTTTTTAAGCTGTCTTATTAGTTCTCTACCCTCACTGTTATTGATAAATCTTATTCTTCTTAAATTGAATAATAACAATAATGTCATCAGTCTTGAGTGTCTATCAGCATCAGTTGCTTTATCAGTTGTTTTAGTTGAGTTTTTGCCATATTTAATAGCTAATCGCACCTTTAAGTTTATGCCTCTATTAACTAATTCTTTTCTAATTGTTGGTAGTAAAACATTAACTGCACCATAGCCATCTATGTAAACTGCATCTATTTTAATTGGTGTTAGCACTTGCTTATACCATTTCTCTATAAAATCGCATATTTCAACAACTAAAGCTACTGCCTCTTCACTGATTAGTTTCTTTCTTCCTAAAACATCCAGCTGCTTAAATTGTCTATGAAAACCAGTAAATGTTATTCGTGTTCCCTTTTTTTCTTGGTTTCCCCCTAAGTCCACTCCAAATACATATTTAGTATAAGCATCAGTCTTGAATAGATATTCAATATCATCCATTATGACTTTTTGAGCTCGATAAATATATTCGCTTGACTTACTTAAATAACTATCATCAAGCATTTTAAAGATTACTCCCTCACTTACACCACGCAAGCCAAGTATTTTACTTGCATAATAAAAGCTATCTTTAGGGTAAAGTGATTTAAACAAATCTACTTTATCTTGAGTCATGATAGGATTATCATTAAAATTAAAATGCCAGTATATAGCTCCTTTAATTTTTTCATCAGCATTTGCTAAATCTTCTAAAATTGGTTTTGGTATATCATGTTCCCATTTCTTAAGCGGAATTGATTTGTTGATATAACTCGTATAAATCTCTTTATCTGGATTATCTGGATTAAGTGTTGCACCAAGCCAAAAACCATCAACTGCAATTAAAGATCTAAATACTTCATTAACAAAATTAACATCAGCTATATTAATCTCATCAATGATACCACCGCCAAGTGTAGATCCTAATACTGTTTTCCATCTTGCTTTGTCCTTAAAGCCAAAGATATAAATTATCTTTTCTCGACCAAGAGTATCAGTAAAGACTAAATGACTACCATATCTTGTATTAGTTCCCTCTCTCGCACAACCTCTAAATAATGCCAAAAAACCATTTTTCTCATCTACTACATTTCGCCTTGCTACACCTTTAGTTGCTCCAGCTATAAAAAACTGCATATGACTTGAGCTATTCACATGCAGCCCAAACTTAAACGCAAGTGTTGTTGTTTTACTAGATCTTGCAGTTCCCTCGCAAATATCAAAGCTTGATTTAGTTCTTAATAAATCTAAACTCTTTTCACTAAAATTAAATGGTGTAATAACAGCTTGAGTTTCATTAGTTACTGCTTGTTGTTGTTCCATCTGCATTTTCCTCTTTAGTCCTATATTTAGATAAATCTACTAAATCATCTTTTGTTGGTGTTATCTCTATTCGGTTTAAGTTCTCAGTAATAGAGATTAAAGCTGCACTTACTGGCTCGGCCAATTGCACTTTACGAGCTTGTGTATTAGTCCATCTTTCTGGCCTACGATTAGTTAAGTAAAAGATTTGAGCTGATACTTCTCCAGGAATATGAATAACTTTTTCAACATAGACTATTTCTTCATAGCTTCCTTGTTTAACTTTCATTGCTTCTTTAACAATTTCGTTATACCCAATAGCTCTTTTAAACAAAGCATTCTCAACCTCTAAGTCAGCTAACTCTTGTGTTTTTTTTATAGCATTACCAATTGGCTCGTATTTAGTTCTCCAAGCATATAAAGTTTTAGGAGCAATACCCATTTTCTTTGCTATTTGTTGTAAATCTAAACCATCTCTACTCCAAGACTCTAAAAGCAACAAGCCATCTTTAGTGAGCCAATACTCATATTTATTTTTACGATTATTAGTTCTATTAGGTTTCTTAACAGCTAATTCTTCTCTTTGTTCTTCAGTTAATTTAGGTGGTTTAAAAAATGTATTTTTAGTAGAAGTTTTAGCTTTAGAGGTATTAT